ACAACTCTACTGAGTCGTCCCTCAATGGGGCGCGCTCAGTAAAAAACTACTTAACTTAAGGAGAATATAATGAGAAGAGCAAGAAAAATGAACTTTAGAAAATCTAAGAGACTCTTTACAAGAACTGCTCGTAGAACACATAGAAAAAATTCATTAAGACACCGTGGCCGACCTATGAGAGGCGGCATACGCCTTTAAAAAACAAGGTATCCTACCAATGCCTTGTTATCATCCTGTACAAGGGTACAGACAACCTAGTGGTAAATGGACTAGTAACGATCTAGATAATTTCCCACATATGACTAGACCCTGTGGTTATTGCACAGGCTGTCGGTTTAAAAAACAACAGGAATGGACTGTTCGTTGTCTTAACGAACAGCAAATAACACCAGAAACTTCTTCATTTATAACACTTACTTACAATACAAAAAAATTGCCAGCAAATTCAAGTTTAGACTATACACATTGGCAAAAGTTTATACGTTCTTTAAAAAAACGTAATAATGGTAAACAAATAAGATACTTTGGAGTAGGAGAATATGGTGATAACTTCGGTAGACCTCATTTTCACGCAATCTTGTTTGGACACCATTTTGATGACAAAATTCCTCTAAAAGGAAAAAAAGTTACTAATCTTTATAAATCCAAACAATTACAATCAGCTTGGTGTTCCTCTGACCAAGAGCCTCGGGGGTTCGTCTCGGTAGGGGACGTTACCCCCGAATCTATTTCATACGTATGTGGTTACGTACAAAAAAAAATTTACGGTCAGAAACAAGGAGAACACTATAAATATATAGATACTGTTACTGGTGAAGTAACTAAAATACCTAATAATAATACAATCTTTCTCAGGTCACCTGAGAAAGCTTTCATGTCTAGACGGCCAGGTATTGGCACAGATTACTATAATAAATTTAGTTCTGATATGTATAGACTAAATAATAATTGTATTCATATAAAAGGCAAATCTGTTGCCGTTCCATCATTCTATAATAATAAATTTAAAAAAGATAACCCAGCTGAATGGTTAGAACTTCAGCAACTAAAGGAAGAAAACATGCGTGAATACACGTCTGATGATCTCATACAACATGAGAAAAATTTTAAAGCTCGTATGAGCATATTTAAAAGAGGAAAACTATTATGAAAATGCAACTATTTACAATATTTGATAAAAAACTTGAAGCTTATCATCAACCTTTTTGTTTAGAAAACGATAATATAGCATTAAGGCAATTTCAAAATATGGCTAGGAAAGAATCTTCTATAGCCGATAATCCAGAGGATTACTCCCTCTGGCATACTGCAACTTTTGAAACAACAACAGGTACAACAGAAACATTTGAACCAAAATTACTTGCAAAGGCTCATGAGTTCGTGATACAATCCGAATAATTTAATATAATAGTATTTATAAGAAAATATCATGAGAAATCCACACCGACACAATACCCGCATCAATTCACCTTCATATAAACAATTCGTTGAAGTACCACACGCTGATATTCAGCGATCAACTTTCGACCGTTCACACGGCGTTAAGACGACATTTGATGCAGGGGAACTCATACCTGTATACGCCGATGAAATGTTACCCGGCGACACGTTTTCTTGTAAACTTACTGCCTTTGCTAGGCTAGCAACACCTATACACCCAACCATGGATAATGCATTCATGGATACCCATTTCTTCTCAGTCCCATTAAGATTAATTTGGGACGATTTTGAAGAATTTATGGGTGAAACTAAAACTTATACTGCCTCTGGCTCTGCCAGGTTAGATGAAACACCCGACTTTACTGCGGCCGTTCCTGTAGCTCCTACTATAACTGCAGGCGGCTCTGGTGAAGCCGAAGGCTCACTAGCTGACTATCTTGGTGTACCAACTAAAGTAGCTGGTTTAGAATTCTCTGCTTTATTCTCAAGAGCTTATACACTCATCTGGAACGATTGGTTCCGTGATGAAAACTTACAAAAACCAGCAACATTATTAACTACTTCAGGAGCTGATGCAACTTCTTATGAAATACTTAATCGTGGTAAACGCCACGATTACTTTACATCTGCATTACCTTGGCCTCAAAAAGGCCAAGATGTTACATTGCCTTTGGGTACTTCTGCACCAGTTAATACTGATGCAGATCTTGCTGACCGATTATTTGTTTATAGTACAGAAGAATCTGGATACAAAGGTATGTATACAGATGGTGGTGATCTTAAACTCGATTCAGTTGCAGGTACAGAAACTGATAGTCTATATGCTGATTTATCTGATGCAACAGCGGCAACTATTAATCAACTCCGACTTGCTTTCGCAACTCAAAAATTCTTAGAGCGTCAAGCGCGCTCAGGTTCTCGTTATATCGAGGTAATAAAAGGTCATTTCAATGTTACAAGTCCTGACGCTAGACTTCAAAGACCAGAATACATTGGTGGTGGAAGTTCACCCGTTAACATCTCACCAGTAGCTCAAACTTCATCTACTGATGCAACAACTCCACAAGGTAACTTGTCTGCTATTGGTACATCTGTAATATCAGGACATTCATTTACAAAATCAGCAACAGAACATTGCATACTTATCGGATTAGTATCCGTAAGAACAGCTCTTACTTATCAACAAGGCCTTAATCGTATGTTCTCTCGTGCAACGATCTACGATTACTATTGGCCTACACTATCAACAATCGGCGAACAAGCCGTACTTAATAAAGAAATCTACGCAGATGGATCCGCCGCTGATGATACCGTTTTCGGGTATCAAGAGAGATACGGCGAATATCGTTATAAACCATCTCTTGTTACTGGACGTTTCCGTTCAAATGCTACTACTTCTCTAGAGAGCTGGCATTATGCACAAGAATATTCTGCTTTACCTGTCCTTGGACAATCTTGGATACAACAAGGCAAAGCCAATGTACAAAGAACACTTGCGGTAGCAACAGAACCACAATTTATTTTTGATTCATTATTTAAACTACGTTGTACACGTCCTATGCCTGTAACTTCTGTTCCCGGCGGTACGCACTTCTGATGTGGGGAACCCTATTAGGTGGTGCTGCCCTTGGAGCTTTTGGTTATAAAGGAGCTAAAGACCAAAATATTGCCTCTGCACAACAGGCACAACGTCAAATGGACTTTCAAAGGGAAATGTCCAATACTGCAATACAGCGTAGAATGGCCGACCTTAAAGCTGGCGGCCTAAATCCTATACTTGCTGGCTCAAAAGAAGCCAGCTCACCTTCTGGAGCAATGGCTCCACAATTTAATAAAGCTCAAGCAGCGCTTTCTAATCTTTCAACAGCTGCTCAAATAGCTAATGTTACAGCTCAAACAAATTATATTAAAACACAAACTAATGCATTGCAACAAAAATCTTGGTGGGGCAAACTTGTTAATCATATTGCCTCCTTATTTACCTCTGGTGCTCAAGATTTTGATAAAAAAATACAGGATATGCAATCACATCCTGATTGGGATCAACCTATATGGAAACGTACTAATGATGGTAAATTATTTGGTCAAGAATTTTATGGTGATTTACTTAATTGGTTTACTAAAGGTGGTGAAAAAAAAAAATTAAATGATGTGTTTGTTACAGCAACACGAAAGACACCAGATAGTGAATGGATTCCTGCTACATCTGAACATTATCTTAATAAAAGTAATGTATTAAAAAAGAAATTATATGAACAATATAGGCGAATACGTGAAATAAATAGAAGAAGGCGATACTGATGACTACTAAAAGAAAAGCCACTGGCGTAAGAAAACGAACTTTTCGTTCCGCATATAATGTCGGCACACAGGATTATTCAGAAATACATAATCCGAAAGATGCTCTTACAGAGCAATCTCATAAAAACGAATGTGATATTAATCTCATATTAGCACAGTTTATGCAAACTGGACTTATGCCTAATATGAAAAATAATAACCCTCAGTACGGTGACGTATCTGAGATAGACTTTCAGGATATACAAAATCAATTAGCGAATGCAAAAACGTTATTCGAAGAATTACCGGAACATGTGAAGGATCAATTCGATAACGAACCTTTCAAATTCCTACAATTCGCAGAAAATCCTGAAAACAATCAAGCCCTAGTAGATATGGGGCTTGCTAATG